ACCTGAGGGTAGTGTTGGATTAGACCAAATAATGGCTTTAATGAATAAATAATGGCTTTTATAGTTAGAAATAAATTCCCAATTGATACTCAACTTCAAAAAGCAGTTGGAGTGAATCTTCCATTTTCAGGAAGAGCGGTTTTTACTTCTAATTATTTAACTAGAGATGCTATCCGAAATAATTTAATTAATTTTTTCTCTACTAGAAAAGGAGAAAGAGTAATGAATCCTTTATTTGGTAGTATAATTCAACAGACTGTATTTGAAAATTTAACAACAGATATAGACACCACATTAAAAACAATAATTGAAGATGAAATTAATAAGTATTTTAATTTTGTAACAATCCAATCAATTAATGTAGTTCCAAACCAAGATTTTAACCAATTAAACATTGATATTACTTATAGCGTAGCTAATTTTGGTATTAATGATAATATAACAGTGACTATATAAAATGGCAATAAAAAGAGACATAAAATATTTAAACAGGGATTTCAATTCATTGAGAGATACCTTGATATCATACTCAAAAACCTACTTCCCTAACTCCTATAATGATTTTACTCCAGCATCACCAGGTATGATGTTTATGGAGATGGCTGCTTATGTAGGTGATGTTTTATCATTTTATTTAGATAATCAAATTCAAGAAACGTTTTTACAATACGCTCGTCAATCTAATAATTTATATGACTTAGCTTATATGTTAGGTTACAAACCTAAAGTTACTTCAGCTGCTATTGTTACTCTTGATTTTTATCAAACATTACCAGCTACAACTTCAGGTAGTATCACTATTCCTGATTTTAATTATGCTTTACAAATCCCATCTAATACAACTGTTAACTCATCTCAAAACCAAAATGTTAGGTTTTTAACTCAAGATAAAATTGATTTTTCATATTCTAGTTCTTCAGATCCTACTCAAGTTACAGTGTATCAAACAAGTGGAGGAGTTCCAACTTATTATTTAATAAAAAAATCAAAACAAGCAATATCTGCTACTATTAAAACTAAAACAGTTAGTTTTACAGATCCTATTCCTTTTAATTATACAGATATTAGTGATAGTAGTATTATTGGAATTTTAGATATTACTGATTCTAGTCAGAATATTTGGTATGAGGTTGATAATTTAGCTCAAGATGCTATTTATGATACTGTAGTTAATACTAACCCTAATGATCCTAATTATTATACATCAACTGATACTCCTAATTTATTAAAAATAAAACAAGTACAGAATAGATTTGCTACTCGTTTCTTAACTTCAGGATCATTAAGAGTTTTATTTGGATCTGGAAATCCAACTGATACAACAGAAGTAATTATTCCAAATCCTAATAATGTAGGTTTAGGATTACCTTCTGAACAAAGTAAATTAACAACAGCTTTCTCGCCTACAAATTTTGTATTTACAAACACATATGGTGTTTCTCCAACTAATACAACCTTAACTATAAGATATCTAACTGGTGGTGGAGTAGAGGCTAATGTGCCTGCTAATGATTTAAATTCACTTAGTAATACTAATGTTACATTTAAAAATTCAACAATTTCTAATTCATCTTTAGCAAACCAAATATATTCTTCTTTACAGGTCACTAATGCTTTAGCTGCTACAGGAGGTTCTTATGGAGATTCTATAGAAGAAATAAGACAAAACTCTTTATCTAATTTTCAATCACAACAAAGAGCAGTTACCGCGGATGATTATAATGTTAGGGTTTTAAGTTTACCTTCTCAGTATGGAAATATAGCTAAAATATATACTACACAAGAAAAAGCTAATACACTTTCATTAAATGAAGTTCCAAGTTCAATTAACATGTATGTTTTAAGTTATGATGTTAATAAAAATCTTCAAACTGCTTCATCTGCTTTAAAACAAAACATTATCACTTATCTTTCTCAATATAGAATGATAAATGATTCTATTAAATTAAAAGATGCTTTTATTATTAATATAGGAGTTGATTTTGATATTGTAGTATTACCTAATTATAATAATGATGAAGTTTTATTAAAATGTATTCAAACAATTCAAAATTATTTTAAAATAGATAATTGGCAAGTTAATCAACCTATTATTTTAAGAGATTTATATATTGGTTTGGATAATATAGATGGTGTACAAACAGTAAAAAACATTAGTATTACAAATAAAACAGATGTTGCTTTAGGATATAGTCAATATGCTTATGATTTACCTTCTGCTACTTTAAATAATGTAGTTTATCCTTCAATTGATCCTATGATTTTTGAAGTTAAATATCCTAATACTGATATTAAAGGAAGAATAGTATCTTTATAATAAAACAAAATGGCAGTATATAAATTATTCCCTATAGCAGATACAACCCTTTATTCAGGATACCCTTCTATGAATACTGGTTTAGATGAAATAATAGAAGCATCTACTAATTTTACAATAGGTGTTACAGAAACAAGTGGACAATATCCTCAAACATCTAGATATTTGATTAAATTTGATTCTTTAGATATTAATGATGTCATCAATAATAGAATATCAGGGTCAACATGGCAATCTAATTTAAGAGTTTTTGTATCAAATGCAACAGGTTTAAGTAATACTTCTTCTATAGCTATTAATGCTGTAGCTGAAAATTGGTCTATGGGTACTGGTCATTATTTAGAGTCACCTGGGGTGAACAATGGATGTTCTTGGTTTTGGAAAGATTATTCTGGAAGTGTTAGATGGACTACAGCTAGTTTTACTTCAGGTACTACAGGATCATATAACTTAACTAATAATCCTTCATCATCAGGTGGTGGAGTTTGGTATACTGGTTCACAAGCGTCTCAATCATTTAATTTCTATTCAGATTTAGACCTTAATACAAATGTAACTTCTATTGTTTCAAAATGGTATTCAAGTTCATTTATTAATTATGGATTTATTATTAGACAAACAGAGTCTCAAGAGTTTATAACTAACAACAATTCTCAAGTTTCTTTAAAATATTTTTCAAGAGATACTCATACTATTTATCCTCCTCAGTTAGAGTTTAAATGGAATGATTTTACTTATTCAACAGGAAGTTTAACAGTATTAAATGTCACTCCCGCTAGAGTAACAATTAATCAAAACCCAGGAGTATTTTATTCTAGTAGTGTTAATATTTTTAGTGTAAATGCTGCTCCTGAGTATCCTACTAGAGCATGGGTTACAAGTTCAGTTTATACTCAAAACTATGCCTTACCTACTGCTTCTTATTACGCTATAAAAGATTTAGATACAGATGAGTATGTAATTGATTTTGATACTACATATACTAAACTAAGTTGCAACAGTAGTGGTAGTTTCTTTACTTTGTATATGAATGGATTAGAACCTGAAAGATATTATAAGATTTTAATTCAAACAACTATAAATGGATCAACTTTAGTATTTGATAACAATTATAATTTTAAAATAGTTAATGGCTAATATTAGTTTAAATAGACAAGTATTTGATAAACAACAGTTTGAAAACACTGTTGACACTAGTTTTACTCAACTAAACATACCAGTAACCTCTTCTGCTATTACAATCCCTCCAACAATAGAACAATTTTTTGATTTCTACAATCAATTATTCTACCAAATACCTAAATTTGGAGATACAAATTCTCATTCATACCTTGTAAAAACAAGTGGTGAATATATTGATAGTACTCAAAATGATGATGTTATCCAAGCATTGATTGATGAGATAAATGTTTTAAGACAACAAAATTTAGATTTGCAAACGCAAACTTCATCACAAACATTAACTTCTCTTAAAAATACATTAGACAACATAAATGGTTAAAATTAGTCCAATAGATCCAAATACTTTAGCTCCTCAAACTTTTTTAAGTGAGGATTCTAACATTATTCAATCTACTATCACTTCTAGTTTATTTAATGTAAAAACAGATACTGTTGAATATTTTATTTATGATTTAAATAATAATTTATTAGTATCTAATCCTAACTATAACAACTGGTCTGTTATTAATGATCCTTCTTTAGCATCAACTAAAGATTCTATTTCTACTATTGAAATTGATCCTGTTATTGACTTAAATAATTTTGGTTATAATTTTGGAGCAGTTAAATCAGTTTATAATTTTGTATCTAATAAATTAACTTCTTCACCAACTAATAGATTTTACATTAGTGAAATTTCTTCTGATAGAACAGAATTAAGATTAAAATCTAATTTTATTAGTAATGATAGTTTACAAATTGCTTATGAACAATTTAAATTTGAACTTAACAGTAGTGAATTTTTTGATGAATTTTATTTAAATTTTGGTGGTAACCAATTAGTTTTAGCTGTTAATATATTATTAGATAATTCAACATCACAGTATTCTTTATTAATTAAATTATATAGTGCTTTACCTCAAACATTCCAATTAAAAACAGAAGCATATGTTGTTACTAAATCTGCAGAATCAATTGGATTTGAAGTAGAATTTGAGAACATTGTTGATGTCACTGCTGGATTAAATTATATTAAACCAGCTAATTTCAATTTGGATATATTCGATCAAATAAATAATACTACTGACTATAAAAACTATAACACATTATTAAACACAAATAACTCCAGCTCATTATACCAATTAATAAACTATATTTCAGGATCAGATATTCAAGTAAATGTTGATTATAGTGATTATAATAATTTTATTAATTTCTCATCAGCAGCTCAAAGATTATTTAATTTCCAAACAAAAATTTATAACATTTCAGCTTCACAAGCTCAATTAAATACTTTATCATCTTCAATATCAGGTCCAACTTCTGCTTCTATTGTTGTTTCTTCAAGTAAAGCAATTCTTGAAGATCAAATCCAAACTACAATTGGAAGTTTTGATAAATATGAATATTATTTATATTATAATTCTGAATCAAAGTCTTGGCCTAAACAAAACTCTACTGCTCCTTATATTTTATTTGATCCTACAAGCTCACAAGCTATAAATTGGTATACAACTCAATCAGTTACTGCTTCTTTATATGATTCAAATAACCAAAATTATTTATATTATACAATACCTCAATTTATAAGAGAAGATTCATCAAATGATCCTTACCTTGTATTTGTAGACTTAGTTGGTCAGTTCC